AACTTATTCTACTTAACTCTGGATGAGATGCGTAAGGCGGGTGAAGACCCTTATGAACAGTATCCTGTTGAACTTTTTGATGTTAGCAAATATAAAGAATTTGAAGGTATCGGTGCTAGTGGTACTCCAGAGGAGATGCAGAGGGATGCTATAAGTGCAGCTATCTATAGCTGGAGAGAAAGAAACCAAGACATTGTTCAAGCAGCTTACGATGCTTTTGTAAAGACTGGTCTTGATTACGATGAGTATAAGAAAAGACAAGAAGAAAGTGGTTCAAGAGGCGACTATGAAGTCGTAACTATGCCTACTGGCTATGAAGGCGAGTATACAGATGTTAATGGTACTCGTTGGGGCTACAGTGACTCAACTAGAACTAAGTGGATTATATCAGAACCTGAAGAAGAAGAAGAAAGTGTAGATAAAGACACAGACTTAACTGACAATGGCGGCAATGGTGCTGCTGCCGAGCTTGAAAGAGAGAAAGCTGTCAACGCTGTTAAAGACTGGTTAGAAAGAAACCCTAATGCTACAGCAGCAGATATACAAGCAAGGCTTGATAAGTATGCAGAGCAGGGGATAGATGCTGAAGGTATTTTTGCAGAAGCTACAGGCGGTAAGAATGTTAATGATTATGTATCCGAAAGAGATGCTGCGGCACAACCTGAGCCAGAGCCTGACGATAATATAGACCCAGAACGTCCGTGGATATTCCAGAATGGCGTAATGACTAATGTTATTACCGGAGAAGTTATAACACCAGCAGACCCTTCACTTTATACAGAGGGTGAGTATTACAGTGGAGCTGGCTCAGAAGGAATGAATCCTAATGTACCTACAGACACAGATGTAGAAGAAAGAAATAAAGCTATTAATGAGTGGTTAGTCTTACATCCTAATGCTACGGTTGAAGAAATACGTAGAGCAATGGAGAATAACAATGTCACTGATGAAGAGTTTAAGAACGCTACGGGTAAGACTCCAGAAGAGATAGCTGGTACAGAGCCTAGTACAGAGACTGGTACAGGTACTGATACTGGTACAGATACTGGTATAGATACAGGTACTGATACTGGTACAGGTACTGGTACAGGTGGCGGTACTGATACTGGTGGCGGTACTGGTACAGGTACTGATACAGGTGACGGAACTGGGGATGGCGCAGGTGACGGAACTGGTGATGGTACTGGAACTGGTTTTGGCGGTCTTTTCTCAGGAACTAGGACTACAGATGCTATTTTAGGAGCAGACTTACAGAAAGTTGATGTAAACATTCCTGTTATTGGTCAGTTAGTACAGTACCCCGGCTTTCAGCCGTTAGAGTATTTGTTACAAGGTATATCACAGAGATACAAGGTGTAAGATGACATACTTAAACTTAGTAAATAACGTATTAAAAAGACTGCGGGAATCAGATGTAAGTACCGTAGCGCAGAACACCTACTCTGCTATGATTGGTGAGTTTGTTAATGATGCTAAAGAGTTCGTAGAAGACGCTTGGGAGTGGTCTGCTCTGCGTACTACCATCACAGTTTCTACTGTAGCGGATGACTATAGCTACTCTCTGACTGGCTCAGGTATTAAAGACAAACTGTTGGATGCTATTAACGATACCTCTAATCTCAGGATGATACAGGACTCTAAAGCTCGCTTTAACGAGAGACAGTACATATCTACTTCTGCCACAGGCGCACCTCTGTACTTTACCTTTACAGGTGTTGATGCCAGCGATGACCGTACTATTGATGTGTACCCTACGCCCAACGGTGTGTACTCTCTGCGCTTTGACATGGTTGTAAAGGAAGATAAGCTCTCTAATGACAATACAGACAGTGCGCTTCCTCCGAGTCCTATCATTCATCTGGCTACTGCTATGGCTGTCCGTGAGCGTGGTGAGACAGGCGGTACTTCAACACAAGAATACTTTGCTATAGCTAACACTAGCTTGTCAGATGCTATAGCTCTGGACGCAGGACATTTCCCACACGAGACTGAGTGGAGAGCCGTTTAATGGCACAGCAGTTACAGAACATTACCATTGCAGCCCCCGGCTTCTTTGGTTTAAACACAGAAGATTCTCCTATTGGATTGAGTCCTTCTTTTGCTTCTGTCGCAGACAACTGTGTTATTGACCAGTATGGTCGTGTTGGTGCTAGAAAAGGTTACTCAAAAGTAACTACCAACGGTGCTTCTGTTCTTGGCTCTAGTGCTGGCATAGAGATGATACATGAGTACAAAGACTCTGACGGCAATAAAGTTATACTGTCTGCTGGCAATAACAAGATATTCTCTGGTACTACTACGTTAGTTGACGAAACTCCTGCGCTGTATAGCATTACAGCTAACAACTGGAAGGTAGTTAATTTTAATGACCACGCTTACTTTGCACAGCGAGAACACGAGCCTTTAGTGTACTCAGACCACGCTGGTGTAGTAGAGCCGATGTCCAGCCATGCACACGCTACAGGCACACCGCCAGAAGGCAACGAAATACTCGGAGCTTTTGGTAGAATATGGATAGCTGACTCTGTTACTGACAAATCCACTGTTTACTGGTCTGATTTGTTAAACGGCTCAGGCTGGTCTGGTGGCTCTTCAGGCTCTATTGATGTAACAAAGCACTGGCCTGTAGGATACGATGAAATAACAGCTCTTGCGGCACACAACGGGTTATTACTGGTATTTGGTAAAAACTCTATACTTATTTACGAAGGCGCAAACAGCCCTGCTTCAATGACTTTAGCAGACACAATCAGTAATGTAGGTTGTATTGCTAGAGATACAGTACAGAACATAGGTACTGACTTGTTATTTCTCAGTGCCGATGGTGTTAGGTCTTTGGCGAGAACAATACAGGAAAAGTCTGCGCCGTTAAGAGACATCAGTAAGCAGATTAGAAATGACTTGGTTACAACACTTGCTTTAGAAGGCGGTAACATTAAGTCTGTTTACAGCCAAGAAAATGCTTTTTATTTAATAAACTTCCCAAGCATAGACGTAGTGTATTGTTTTGATTTAAGAACACCTATGCAGGATGGCAGCTATAAAGCTACTACATGGAGTCATATTGCTCCTCTGTGTTTTCACAGGATTGAAGACGGTACGCTATACTTCGGGCACTCATCAGGAATCACTGAGTATGAAGGCTATAACGATGACGGAACTCAATACACATTAAGCTACTTTAGCAATCCTTTAGACTTTGGTAATCCTGCTAATTTGAAGTTTCTTAAAAAGTTTACCATCACTATTATAGGTGGGCAGAACACAAATGTTGTTCTTAACTGGGCGTATGATTACAGCACAGCCTACACTAAACAAACCTTTACTTTTGGTGGTAAGAAAGTTGCAGAATACGGGATAGCTGAATACAATACAACAGATGCAGAGTATTCTGCTAGTATCATTATTAACACTAATGGCTTTAATGGAACAGGTAACGGTACTGTGGTGTCTATAGGTATTGAAGCTCTTGTGAATGAAGCCCCATTCTCAATACAGAAAATAGACATTCTAGCCCTGCTAGGCAGATTAATATAAAGAGGTGAAATAGTCCAATGACTCCAGAAGAATTACAAGAATTTGAAAAATTTTTAGGTAGGATTTCAGGTGCTGGGGCTTTAGGTGCTGGCTATGCAGTCTCTGAAGATTTAGCCAGACGGCAAAGAGGTTATGGTCAAGAGGCTATGTCTCAAGCTCAGGCTCTTGGTCAGCAGTTAGCTGGCGCAGCTTCAGGAGCTTTTAAACCGTTTACTGTTAGCACAGGACTTGGCCCCGGCTTAACTGTAGGTCAGGGAGGCATCTCAATGCAGATGTCTGACCAGATGACAGCAGATACTAAAGCTCTGGCTCGTAGAGGCGCACAGCAGTTACTGTCTGCTACAGGAGCAGGTAAACTCCAATCTGAGCAAGAGCGTCTACAGTCTATGCTTCTGGGTCAAGGCATAGGACAGGCGCAGCAGGACATATATAGCCAGCTACAGGCTATGAGACAGCCTCAAGAGGAGCGTGACCGCCTTGCGCTAGAAGAGCGTCTGTTTGCTCAGGGCCGTTCAGGTGTCCGTACAGCGCAGTATGGAGGAACTCCTGAGCAGTTAGCTATGGAGAAGGCTATACAGGAACAACGGGCTGCTGATGCCTTTACTGCTCGTGGACAGGCTATGGCAGAGCGTCAAAGCACTGCTGGTCTTTTGGCTCAGGCATTGCAGGAAGGACGCGCTAATCAGGCTTTACAGGCTGAACTGGGGCTTGGTGGGGTACAGGCTGCTTTCTTGCCGCAACAGCAAGCACTTAGCTTATTGGCTGGTGGTTTGCCATTCTCTGAGTTGGCTACTCGTGCTGGTCTACAGGGTGTGTCTGCACAGGGTGAATTACTGGGAGCAGGTCTACAGGGTCTTTTGGGTGGTCAGGCAGCTTCAGCCGCTACACAGCAGCAGTATTTGCAGAATCTTTTAGGCGGTCTGTTTGAGACACCTCCGGGGGAAGGTGAAGAGAGTTTCTTCCGTAAGAAACTAAGAGAGCTTTTTCAATAAAACATA